TGTCTTATACTGGCAAGCATATTCATGTCTATCTCCATCTGGAAGAAGAGTCCATTGCTGAGCTCTAGCTATAATACCTTTAGACCACATAGGGAACTCATCTGAGTTATGCTTATGAGTTCTAGCTTTCCACTCACTAGTAGAAAAGTCATACCATAACTGAATAGGTGTTTCCCACTCATCACAGATAGGATCGCTGCCTTTACCAAGCTCTTTGATCTCCCAATCAATGATATATTCTTCTTGACTCTCATTACTATAAGTAATAAGTTTTCCTATCTCAGAAATACCATTCTCAGCAATACTGTTAATATTCTTTTCAGTAAGCTCATCAACATAATATACAGTACCGCCTTTATTCTTCCAATAAGCTTCATCTATACCGTGCTCATAATTCTCATTATGTGCTGCGTAGTTTTCTCTGTATTGAGTTGTTATTATTAATGTCATCATAATTATCTCCTTATTTAAATTATACCTTATTATAACCAAATAAACAGACTATTGCAACCTTTTGCAATCTAAACTTACCCACATTTCTTTATGCTTTTCTTTATCAGTCCAGGTAAAGTCTTGTTTATCATGAGGGCATCTATAACCATATCCTTTTTCTTCTAACTCTATCATGAGGTTATGAAAACGTTTAACTTCATCCATTCTTTTCTTTTCATTAGGATCAACAACGTCTTGCTCTAGTCTCTGGAACCAGAAGAAGTCACCGTAGTTATAAGGCTTATTATATCTCAATAGAGAGTAATCGTTACCATGATAACCAACAAAGGCTTGATCATAGCCTCCTCTCTTTAAGAACTCAGTACGGGTAATAAGATATGAATTACGTCCTACCTTAGGACCAAAATTACCTGGAAAGTACATATACTCGCTATCCATGAATACTAAATTATTGGAAAGAGTATGAAGACATCTAGCAGAAATAACCCAATCAGAATCCATCATTAGATTCCATTCATTTTGGGACTCTTTTATTAAGCAGTTTCTTGCTCCTTCGTTATTCCATCCATGATCTATGTCTATACGATAAACATTCCACCATGAAGGTATATCCATATCAGTAATAGGTTTAACTTGGGAACCATCATCAATTATTGAATAGTCATATAACTCTCCACCTGGATCTATCTTGTTATACCAGTTTATAATCCTTTGAGTTATTTCTGGACTATTATAGTAAGTATAATTAATTCTTAGCTTAGTTTCATGAATGGGAGCAAACCAGCCTTTGAGTCTATTGGAATGATTTTTTATTCCAGTATACTCGTCAAAGTACTGGTGTTCCTCTTTAGATGACATTACTCAGGTAATATACTAGGAAAGGCTTTTTTAACGAGAGCTTTAGTAATACCTTTAGCAGGGTTCTTTTTGTTAACCATGTTAATAAGTATTTTTGAATCTTTAGGATGAATAGACTCTAAGAGCTCAATAAACAAAATTTCTCTTTGAGTTTGAGATCTAACTGCTCTTCCTCCTTCAATAAAAATATCTAGTTTCTTAGCCATAGAAAGAAATCTAGTCTCTACTTGAGTACCATCAGCTTCGTTATAAGGGGGTACTGTATCTGGTAAAAGGAATTTAATGTCAGGGTGATAACAACCTTGAAGCACAGTCTTAAGAGCAAAGCTCTCATTCTGTTGTAAGTACTTAACTTTATTAGCAGTAGTACCTTGCTTGGCTGTCTCCTCTAACACTTCGAATACACCTAATGTTGCCATAATTAAAATTCTCCAATATGTTGCATGAGACCTTTTAGTCTTTTATCAACAAAATAATTAAATAAGTTATCTCTTGAATTGGCAGGTTTTTCAAACTGCTCTAATATATTTAGCTGAATGTCTTCAGGTGTTTGAGTTAGGTCAACTAGCTGTTTATTTCTTAAATAGTTTCTAGTTACTTCTTCATTAGGTAGTTCAGGGTCATCTTTTAATCCTACCTTTTCAATAAATGTTTTTCGTAAAGGCTTTTGTCTGCCGTTAATAAAACAATCATCTTTAGATAGTATATTAGGTACACCGTCACCTCTATCACCTCTGAGTATATGCTCAGCTAGATATTCAACAGGATTACTATGCTTGATCCATCTTTTACGTACTGGATCATATTGACTTACATTAGCATAAACATGCAATTGTATAAAGTCTTTATCACCAGATAGTATTAGTATAGGTTCGCCTGTATTAAGCTCTCTTCCATGAGTATGACATAGGGTACCAATCACATCATCAGCTTCAGCGCCGTCAACATGAATATACTTATATGGAAATACTTCTTTAAGTTCATCTTTGATAGCATTTAAGCTGCCCCAGATCTGATTCCAATCCATACCAGATTGATCTCTCCAGGCTTTACGATGAGCTTTATAGTAAGGAAATATATCTCTACGCCAATAATGTTTATCATCACTTGCTATAACAAAGTCGCCATACTTATCACCAAACTTAGTAATGTAACCTCGTATGGCATTTAGTACCATGTGGCGTAAAAGGTCTTCATTAACATCTACATCCTTCTGACCACCAATCTGTGCCATAAGGTTAGATATCATCGTTTGGTTTAAATCACATATAATCATAACTATCTTATATTATAGTATCTTTCTATGCAGAAATCAACTAGTCTTGAAATTTTATGTCTGTTAGTTTTTCTAAATCTAACTCGTTTGCCGTCTTTTGTAATGGATGGTCAAGAGCGTACATTCTTAATAAACATGATTTGATTGCTTCATGAATAAGCACCATATCTTTTTGATGTTCAGCTCCTAGCGCTCTTGCTGCTATAGGATTTACATCTAGTTTATTAAAGACGCCTATTGACATATCTAAAGCAACATCAATACAATAGTTTCTTGTTTGCTCTTCTTCAGACTCCATAAAGGGCTTTAAAGTCTCAGGGTCTATACCTGGGAATGGAATAATCGTAGCCATTTTGTCTCCTTGTATAGACATATTTATGCTATGTGTTATCCCCGTCTCTATACTTCACCTTTCCCTTATCAAAGAGCCTATCAGCATGTCTTTGAAATGACTTTTCAATCTGTTTATCGAACCAGTCTCTAAGCCATTTCAAACTTAAGTATCTAAATTGCATCATTTCTTTTTCTTGTTCCTACCAGCGTGAGGGTAAGGAGGTAGCTTATATGCAGCTCTCTCCATATCATCATCCTCAATAGTCCATTCTTTACGAACATCTGGATACCATACTCCTAAGTTTCTTTTAGGTCTTCCATCCGAATAGTATGCCATTGATATACATTTAAACTTTGTTTTAGACTCCATATTAGGTCCTTGAAAGTTACTTGTATAATTACCAGACCTCAAATAGCCTTCTAACTGAGATTTATAACCTTGATACTGAGCAATCTTTGCGGGTGCCTTTTTGTCACCTCCTTTCCAGGCAGTCCTATATGCTGAGATTTGACTCTGTACTTCTTTTATCCATCCTCTTACAGTTTTAAGGCTAAAAGGATCATCATCTGGAAGGTTAACAACATATTCAGAATACATTGAGTACTTCGGCGAACCAGACTTAGCTGCTTTTGCTGCTCTGGCTTTTTCTAAACGCTCTAATAATACTGCTCTATCTGTCATAGTCTGTTATCCAATCCATCAAGTAAACTCTCAAGTCTATCAATAACTCTACTCTGAGCTTCAACTAACTCTTGAAGAGTTGAAATTTTATTCTCTACATCGTTCTCTAGAGAATCTAATTTATCATACACATCATTTATATTCATAATACCTCCTAAAATAATATAACAATGAAAAATAGAATGACTAATAAAAATAATGCAGGAAGTATTTTTTTAAGTAACCACAACGCAAATAAAAAAGCGTTATAGGCTATATAAACTATGCCTCCTAAAAATAATAATATAATTAACCATTCCATACATACATTATATGAACTTTTAACCACAAAGTCAACTAGGCTATCTCTCGATAGCCAGCTGCTTTACCATAAAACCCTAGATTTTCTAATCTAAGCACCAATTTGTTGAACGCTTCAGAACCATCTAGATGTTGAGGATATATACCTACTGTCATTGGATCATTTATGAATAATTGACAATGCTCATAAGCTGGATTTTGATCAATCCATTGATTAACTAAATACTTGCCAGCTTCAAAAACTGTTTCGTTTTTAGTTCTTAATTCAAAGTCAGTAATTTCATAACCTTCCATTGTTAATGAAGGTTCTGGTTGATTTCCTAATATTCTTATTTCCATTTAAGTCTCCTTATTAATTTATACAATTATTATAGGATACTCAGATAAAAATCAACTCTTAGGTTCTATCAACGACTCTAATAACCCTTTCCATTCTACAGATCTAGTAGCCCAACTATAGAAGCTATCAGCATATACCTTCTGCATGTGTAGACGTTGATCTAACATAGGCTTCTTATCAGGTTTACTGAATAGTTCAATAGCTTCTATTAGACATTGACCAAATGCATTAGCATGTGCTTGAGGGTCTTCATTAAACTGGTACATATAAGTCCAGTTAGCTGCTGTTTCAGGAAGTGCTCCTAAATTACTATGCACACACATAGTTCCAGCTGACATAGCTTCCATCATAGCAATACAAGATGTCTCTTGCCATATTGAAGGATATGCAAATATATGAGCAGATTTAAGAGCTTCTCTTACTTCTGAATTAGGTTTAAATCCATGATAAGTCATCTGAGGATGTTCTTCTACAGCATCAAATAATGGCTGATAAGGCTTATTTCTCTCTGCCCATTCAGGACCATAGATATCAAAGGAGCTGTATACATGTAAGTGAATATTATCATACATCTTAGCTACTTGTTCAAATACAGGAATTAAGATTTCAAGACCTCTATGAGGAGTAGTATGATAGATAAGATTAATACCATCTTTTGGATCTGGTTTATCATGAGCCTCAATAGGTTCAATAGCATTTTTCAATACTACAGACTTACTATAAGGAACACCTAAAAAGTTAGCATATTGTTGCATCTGCCATTGTGATACACATACTATCTTATCAAATTTATCTTGATTCTCTGGTTCTTTTAAATGCGCTGATTCAGGATCTAATGGTAGGTCATGAAGCCATAATATTTTTTTCTTATCTTCGTTTAACTCTCTTACCCTAGAACAAATAATTTGAAATTGTTCTAATAATTCTTTAGGAAGTCTTTCATGCAATCCATACTTCATCTGCTCTGTTCCACCTTGAGCATCTTTATCTACTTCGTTAGTTTCAATAGCAGCACCGTCGAGTCCTACTAACTTTTTATCTTTTGAAAGAGGAGCTCCATCAGCTCCAACGATTTTAAGATCCATAATATATCCTATATTTTAGTGACTAAATTATCATAGCCGCCTATTGCTTCACCGTCGATTCTTATCTGAGGGAATGTTCTAGCTGTAGGGAACTCTTCAAAAAGCTCCTCTCTTGTAAAGTCTGTATCCAGCTGTTTATATACATACTCGAGTCCTTTCTTCTCACAAAGCGCTTTAGCTTTATCACAATAAGGACAATTTGTTTTTCCATATATTTCAATCATTTTTACTCCATAGTTTTTCAATCATTTCTTTTATTATCTGTATCTTTCAAATAAATAAAATTTTTAAAATTTTTATTTGCATAATTTTTGGTTCCTCTATATCTATTTACAGGTGGTAGATCTTCGTCAAATATTATGCAATTAAAATCATTCATTATTGACTCTGCTAATATATTTAAAGTTAAGACATGAACTACAACAACTTCATAATTAGCATAAATGTTCTCTTTAAAGCTGTCTTCTAATTCATATCCAGGACCATCTGATATAAGCTGATCAAATAAGGGAAAATCATAATTGTTAAGCAAATTGTGGGCTTTTTGAAAATCTTGAATAGCAATTGTTTTATTATATTCTTTGCTTAGCGATTTTATTATAGGTATAATATCAGATTTTTCGCTAGTGTTAATAATAATTTTATTCATTTATTTCATTCAATATTTTTTGTAAGTTATCAGATTGCCCGATACGTACATTTATAATTCCATTATAATATTCATCTGAGGATAATACATTTCTATTAAACTGTTCTTTAGCTTCTAAATAACCAGCACTTCCTTTACTAGGGCAGAAATAAAGTATCTCTCTTATAAATTTATCTTCCCCTAAATCATCTACATCATTCTTTAGATATTCAGATGATCCCCAATAGGTTCTCCAGTCACTTTCTTTAAAAGATTTTCTTTTTCTCTTTTTACCTTTAAGAGGTGGCCTAGTTACTTTAAACTTAGCTAGTTTTTTACCAACATACTTTCTATTGTTAGTAGTATTGGTTATTAAATATACAAATGCTTCACAATCATCTGGTAGCTCTTCTACTTCTTTACCTTTATAAGTCCAGATTGACATCTTCATAATCTTCTTCGTCTCTATACTCTAGCTTCTCGCCACAGCTAGGACAATATTTCACTTTAAAAATTTTATCTTCATGATTAACTTCACCTTCGAAGTCACATTCCATGCATAAAACTCTCGTGATCATAAGCTGAATCCCTTAAACGTATCTTTCTCTACGTCTTTTTTAACTCCTCCTACGATGTAAGAAGAGATTTCTGTTTCTTGAGGAGCAACTTGAACATCGCCTCCGCTAATCCATTTCTGTGTCCATGGAAGAGGGTTACTCCCACCTTTAAAATTATGCTTTACTCCAATAGCAGAACATCTTTTAGCTGCTATCCATTCAACATAGTCTTTAAGTACATTAGCATTCAATCCAATCATTGAGCCGTCTTTAAATAAATATTCAGCCCATTTCTTTTCTTGATCTACTACTTCTTTAAATATTTCTAATACTTCATCCTCTGTCTGCTTAGCAATTCTAGCCATCTGTGGATCATCTTTAACAATTAACTTGAGTATTGAAGTGGTAGAGCCTAGATGTAAATTTTCATCTCTTGCGATAAACTTTATAATCTTAGCGTTTCCTTCCATCTTTTTAAGTTCAGCAAATGCCCAACTACAAGCAAATGATACATAAAATCTTACTCCTTCTAGGGCATTAACAGCATTTAAGCATAACCATAGAGCTTTTTTGTGCTGTAAAGTCCCGTAACTTCTGGGATCATCATTGTATCTTATTAGATCATCATAGTAACGTGAAATACTATCAGAACAGTCTGTGATCTCTTTTATATTAAGCATGTTATCAAATACAACAGAAGGATCAGAGTAAATATTCCTAATGATGTGAGTATAAGATCTACTATGAATAGTTTCAGAAAAGGACCACGTCTCAATCCACGTCTCCAACTCAGGAAGAGAGACGATAGGTAAGAACGCCAAATTTGGAGCTCTGCCTTGCACAGAATCGAGTAGTATTTGCCTTTTAAGGTTAGAAGTAAATATGTGTTGTTCGGCATCTGATAAGTCCTTAAAGTCTTTGTTATCCCGAAGTATGTCAACTTCTTCTGGTCTCCAGAAGAACCCTAATTGTTTATCTGTAAATTTATCTAACTGTGGATATTTTATATCATCATAACGAGCAATATCAACACTTCCATCGAAGAACATCGCTCTCTTTTTAGAACTTCTTTTATTTATTTTAAAAACGGACATTTCTTTCCTTTTGTATATGGGTTTTTGTTAGTTCCAAATCGTATATTTGCTTTAAATCTATTCCATGCATTTTTATCACCTGGCATAGGTCCCCAGTTATTATTAGGTCTTACTATGTTAGAAAAGTAAATATCATCATCTAAGAAGGCGTGCCATCCATATAACTTAGTACTTTTTTCACCAGTTGTAATTATATGCTGATCTAAATTCATTAATGCTTGTGGGACAAAAACCATATTATCAATATGAGTTAGGTCAGTTGATCCTAATTTAATA